GAAAGCCGCAGGTACACCACTGATCTTTGAACTGAGGGCGATGGGCATACCTGTGACTGAATTTACCCCTTCGCGTGGACAGGATAAGATTGCTAGGGTAAATGCTGTTACTGATTTGTTTGCGTCCGGTGTGGTGTGGGCCCCGCCAACGCGTTGGGCGGAAGAAGTTATTGAGGAGTGTGCGGCATTCCCGGCTGGGGAACATGATGACTTGGTTGACTCAACTACTCAAGCGATGCTGAGGTTTCGTCAAGGTGGATGGATTAGAAGCGCGATGGATGAATGGGATGATGAGCCAGTCTATCGAAGACCTGTGGAATACTACTAATTAAAACCAATATATGTTATATTGCAGATATAAAACTTTCTTTTAGGAATTATGAGACATGCCTGTAGAAAAACCAATGATCCCATCTGACTTAGACATTGAGGACACTGATGAGGTTCAAGTTGAAGTTGTTAACCCTGAAGCAGTCGCGATTGCTACAGATGACGAGGCCATGATCTTTGACTTTAGCGGTGAGGTAACTGATGATCTTATTGGACCTGAGCATGATGCTAACCTTGCCGAGTATATGGAAGAGGCTGACTTACAGGCGCTTGCCTCAGAACTGGTAGAAGACTTTGTCGCTGACCGCATGTCTCGCAAAGATTGGGCGCGAGCGTATGTTAAAGGCTTAGATCTGCTTGGAATGAAAATTGAAGAACGTACACAGCCTTGGCAGGGAGCGTCAGGTGTGTTTCACCCAGTTCTAACAGAAGCGATTGTAAGGTTCCAAGCACAGGCTATGGGTGAGATGTTCCCAGCATCCGGCCCTGTACGCACCAAGATTATTGGTCGCGTTAACCAAGAAAAGGTTGAGCAGGGACAGCGCGTAGAGCAGGAGATGAATTACCTGCTAACTGAAGAGATGTCTGAGTACCGTGACGAAACGGAAACGATGTTATTTAGATTGCCTTTGGCTGGGTCTGCTTTCAAGAAGGTTTACTATGACCCAATCATGGAGCGCCCATGTTCTATGTTTGTTCCTGCTGAAGACTTTGTTGTTTCTTATGGCGCCAGTGATCTTCCTACAGCGCCACGCTACACCCATGTTATGAAAAAGACAGCAAATGAGATTGTCGAACTTCAAGTTAATGGGTTTTATTTGGATGTCGATCTTCCTGATCCTGAGCCAGACTACTCAGACATCCAAGAGAAGTATGATGAAATTGATGGTGAGATGGCGGTGCTTGAAGAAGACGACCGCTTTACACTTTTAGAGATGCATGTTGACTTGAACATGCCTGAGCCTTTCGATGATCCCGACGGCATTGCTCGCCCGTATATTGTGACCATCGACAAGTCTTCACAAACTGTATTGTCTGTCAGGAGGAACTGGTATGAGGACGACCCGAAGAAAAGAAAGAGACTTCACTTTGTTCATTACAAATATTTGCCGGGCCTTGGCTTTTATGGCACGGGCCTTATTCATCTCATTGGCGGCCTTGCCAAAAGCGCTACCTCGATTCTTCGCCAACTTATTGATGCGGGTACGCTATCTAATCTCCCGGCTGGTCTCAAGGCTCGCGGTCTTCGTATTAAAGGCGATGATTCGCCTCTCATGCCGGGTGAGTTCCGTGACGTGGACGTACCGGGTGGTGCGATCCGCGATAGCATTGCATTTATTCCTTACAAGGAGCCGTCATCGGTACTATACCAACTTCTCGGAAATATCGTGGAAGAGGGGAGAAGGATTGGCTCCGTTGCGGATGTTCAAGTTGGAAACCTTAATCCACAAGCGCCAGTAGGTACAACCCTAGCCTTGATGGAACGTAGCATGAAAGTTATGTCTGGTGTTCAGGCGCGCCTTCATGCCTCACTAAAACGTGAGCTAAAAATCTTAGCAACCATCATCCGTGATTACATGCCATCAGAATATTCGTATGAACTTGATGGACAGTTTGATCGCCGCGCTGACTTTGATGCTCGGGTTGATGTTATACCTGTATCTGATCCAAATGCGTCAACAATGTCACAGCGTGTTGTTCAGTATCAGGCTGCTATTCAGTTAGCACAGCAGGCCCCACAACTGTACGATATGGGTAAGTTGCACCGTCAAATGCTAGAGGTACTGGGCATTAAGGACGCTGACAAAATTATTAAACTTCCTGATGATATTAAACCAGCAGACCCTGTGTCTGAAAATATGTCTATCTTGAAACAAGAGCCAGTCAAAGCCTTCAAGTATCAAGATCATGAGGCGCATATTCAAGTTCATATTGCCGCCGCTCAAGATCCTAAACTTCAAGAGATTGTCGGTCAAAGCCCATTTGCCGGAGCCATTCAAGCATCAATGGCGGCTCATATTACTGAGCATGTAGCGTACCAGTATCGCAAAGAAATTGAAAAGAATCTTGGCGTTGGACTGCCAGATGAAGATGCTAAGTTGCCAGAAGATATTGAACTTGAACTAAGCAGACTTTCAGCAGAAGCGGCTGGTAAACTTCTTCGCAAAGATCAGGCAGAGGCCGCGCAAGAAGAAGCAATGCGACAGCAACAAGACCCGCTTACTCAAATCCAACAACGCGAGCTTGCAATCAAAGAACAAGAACTTCAGCACAAAATTCAAATGGACATGGCTAAGTTGCAAGCCGATATGCAGAAGTCAGCGGCTAACATTGCTATTCAGAAGGAGCGCATTGACTCCGAAGAACAGCGAGATGGCGCTCGTATTGGTGCCAAGGTTGCCATGGAGCAAGATAAAGCAAGACGGGAAGAAATTAAAGACGGAATGCAGATTGGTATTGAAATCGCTAAAAACATTGGAGACTAAATATGGCGGAACCACTTACTGGGTATACACCGTTAAAGATTAAATTACGGGAGTACATGAACGCGGCGGCTGACCACATGGCTTCTGGCGGTTGCACGAACTTTGATGAGTACCAAAGAATGGTTGGCAAGGTTGAGGCTTTAGCTTTAGTTGAGCGCGACATTTTGGACTTAGAGGAAAAGTATATCGAAAGTTGACTGGGGTCTTCTAACAGTGTCAACTGTGGTGTATATTATAAAATGTGGAGACTTACAGGCGATAGCCTGCTAGGTACTGTGAACCTCAATCACTGCAAGGATGACGGATGTATTCTGCTACTAAAGAAGTCGATCAAAAGATCGCAATTAAAATACCAGATCCTTCTGGATACAAACTCTTAATTAAACCTTTAGAAGTCCAAGAAAAAACTGAAAGCGGTATTTATATGCCTGACGCCCTTAAGAGCGCAGAGCAAACCGCATCGGTAATTGGATTCGTGGTCAAGATGGGCCCTGATGCTTACAAAGACGCAAGTAAGTTTCCGAACGGACCGTATTGTAAAGAAGGCGACTTTGTAATTTTTCGTTCTTATTCCGGCACACGGTTTAAGATTGAAAAGCAAGAGTTTCGCCTTATTAACGATGACACTGTCGAAGCAGTTGTCGATGACCCAAGGGGATATACAAGAGCATGAATGATCCAGTAGAAAAATACGAAGACGACACCGAGATTAAATCTGGTGCTGATGAAAGTTCTATAGAACTTGAAATTGTAGACGATACTCCTGAAGAGGATCGTAACAAGCCGCGCCGTTCAGACGATGCGGAGCCTGATATTCCAGAGGACGATGAGATTGCCAACTATGGCGAGAACGTCCAAAAGCGTATCAAGCAACTTAAGTATGAGTTCCACGAGGAGCGACGCCGCAAAGAGGAAGCGTCTCGGCTACAGGATGAAGCCGTATCATACGCGCAAAAAATTTATGAAGAGAACCAGCGTCTCAAGAAAGCCCTTGAGGACGGCGAAGGCGTTCTGATTAATCAGGCAAAAGGCCGGGTTGAAGCAGAACTAGATAAAGCAAAGTCAGCCTACAAAGCCGCCTACGAAAGCGGTGACCCAGATGCTTTGGTTGAAGCGCAAGAAAAACTTTCTGAACTTCAAGCAGAAAAACTTCGGGTTAATTCTTTCAGACCTCAAAAGCAAGCAGAGACTCCAGCGCCAGAATTAAAAAAAGCGCCACAGCCTCAAAAGCCAGACGAACACGCAATGCGTTGGGCAGAAAAGAATGACTGGTTCAATAAAGATAAAATGATGACGGCGTTTGCCTATGGTGTGCATGAGGATTTAGTCAGCACTCATGGCATTGATCCGCGTCGATCACCAGAAATTTATTATGAACGCATCGATAAAGAGATGCGGAAAAGATTTCCAGACAAGTTCGGTGAGCAAAGTTTTGAGGACGCACCTGCTCGCCAAACTGGTTCCGTGGTTGCCCCCGCTAATCGGAGTGCAAAAAAACCACGCAGGGTGCAACTTACCTCAACGCAAGTCTCTCTCGCCAAGAGGCTTGGCCTGACTAACGAACAGTATGCGGCGCAACTCTTGAAGGAGTCATCTAATGTCTGATAGAACCCCACGCTCCAATACTTCCCGTGAAACAGAGGGAAGAAAAAAAACTTGGCAAAGACCGACTATGTTGCCCACCCCCGAACCCCGCGAAGGCGTAGAGTATCGCTGGATTCGCACCACAATGATGGGTGATAGCGACAATAAGAATGTGTCTTCAAAATTTCGTGAGGGTTGGACGCCAGTAAAGGCAGAAGATCACCCAGAGCTCCAAGTGTTGCCGGATATCGATTCTCGATTTGAAGGTAATGTTGAGGTTGGAGGATTGCTACTTTGCGAGAACTCAACCGATTATGTGGAAAGCCGTAGGGAAGCGCACGATGAAATGGCGCATTCGCAGATTCAATCTGTCGATAACAATTACCTACGTCAATCCGATCCTCGTATGCCTGTTCTGAACCCAGAGCGGTCTACGAAAACTTCGTTTGGTAAGTGACCTTAGTTAGGACGCTTACTGTAATTTAATGGCTAGATAGAGAAGAGGGACTTTGAAATGTCTTCAACTGCCGCTCCTTTCGGTCTGCGTCCGATTAATCGTTTAGGTTCTGGTTCTCAGGAAGTTTTCCGCCAGTATCCTATTGCGTCTGCTTATGGCACTAACATTGCTATGGGCGACATCGTTCAACTTGTGGACGGTGGCACTGCAACGACAATCGAAAAGCAGTCCGCTACTGGCGATGATACGACAGAAATCGACATCGTTGGTATTTTCATGGGTTGTTCTTATACAGACCCAAATACCGGTCAACTGACCTTCAGCCAAATGTGGCCAGCAAGCACTGTTGCTTCTGACGCAATGGCATTTGTTGTTGATAACCCAAATGTAGAGTTTGTTATCCAAGCGGATGGCGCACCTACAAACACTGGTGACATCTACGGCAAAAACACCCTGCTCGTTCAAACTGCACCGAACACAACCTTTAAGGTTAGCCGTGTGGCTTTGGATATCTCCGAAATCAGCACTGATGCACAGAACCCAATCCGGATTCTGGACTACCTCGGTGGTGATAAAGGCGATGAAAAGGGTACGTCTTATCCGTTGTTGGTATGTAAATTTAACTACCACCAGCACACTTCAACAACTGGTTCTGCATAAGGAGTGAATAATGACGATTTCACGCGCACAACTCCTGAAGGAACTGTTGCCCGGTCTTAATGCACTGTTCGGCATGGAATACGATAAGTACGAAAACGAACATGCTGAAATCTACGAAACCGAAACATCCGAACGCTCCTTCGAAGAAGAAGTGAAATTATCGGGCTTCGGCGCCGCTCCGGTTAAGCCGGAAGGTTCAGCGATTTCCTATGACAATGCACAGGAATCCTTCACTGCTCGTTACAACCACGAAACGGTTGCAATGGGCTTCTCAGTGACCGAAGAAGCTATGGAGGATAACCTCTATGACGCGCTCTCCGCTCGCTACACAAAAGCCTTGGCTCGCGCCATGGCTTATACCAAGCAGGTCAAGGCGGCTTCACTGCTGAACACTGGCTTCACCACTTTCCAATCTGGCGATGGTGTGACCCTGTTCAACGCCTCTCACCCAACTGTTGCTGGCGGTAACAACGCTAACCGTCCTTCTGTTGCGGCTGACCTGAACGAAACTTCTTTGGAAGATGCTGTTATCAACATCGCCGCATTCACTGATGAACGCGGTCTGTTGATTGCCGCTCGCCCACGGAAGTTGATCGTTCCACCTGCACTGATGTTTGTAGCAACTCGCTTGCTTCAGACAGACCTGCGGACTGGTACTGCTGATAACGACATCAACGCTCTGCGTAGCAATGGCTCGATCCCTGAAGGGTTCCGTGTCAACCACTACCTGACAGACACCGATGCGTTCTTCATCACTACCGATGTTCCAAATGGCATGAAGCACTTTGTCCGTACCGCAATGTCAACCTCAATGGATGGTGACTTCGATACTGGCAACGTTCGCTACAAAGCCCGTGAGCGCTATAGTTTCGGCGTATCCGATCCTCTTGGGATCTACGGTTCACCCGGCGCCTAAGTTAATTAGGCTAGAAACTTTTTGGAAGGGCGTCTTTCGGGGCGCCCTTTCTTTGTGTATAATGTATAAGAACCTTGACAGCCGCATGGTGTGGCTGACATTAGCCAAGACAAGGAGTTCCTCATGGCTACCACAACTTTTTCCGGTCCTATTAAAGCAGGATCGATCCGCGAAGGCGCATCTGCGAATGTCGGCTTCGTAAAAATGGCTCAAACTGCATCTTGGACTCAGTCTACAACCGCAGCTGATACAGGTATTACAATCCCTGCTAATAGCCAAATCACTGAAATTTCAATCTACATCACAACGGCTCCCGCTACTTCCAACATTAGTATGGGTACAAGCTCAACTTCTACTGAGCTGTTTACTGCTCTTGCCTCTGGCACAGCTGCAAATGTAATCCTGCATGGCTCTGACGGCACTATTACAGATGCAGATACTTGGGCTGATATTGGTTCCTCGGATGTTAGTATCTTTATTGACTTTTCCGCTGGTTCAACGGGTGCTGGCTATGTGACTGTAGAATACATTCAAAACATTAATAACGCCTAATAGGAGGCTGTTATGGCCATATCTGACATTTTCGCAGTGACGAAAACAGCGGATGCTACGGTATATGCTGGTCGCGCTCGTGTGCGTCAGATTCAGGTAAAGACAGCAACCTCAGGATCCCCGAAGATTATCTTGAAGGATGGAGGCGCAAGCGGCACAGCGCTGCTTGATCTTTCATTTGGCACAACTGATACATTTTCGGTTAACATTCCAGATAATGGGATCCTCTTTGGCACAGATGTTTATCTAGATCTGACAGATTGTTTAAGTGTGACAGTATTCCTGTCATAAAGGAGTTATCGAATGGCTGAGAAAAGTTCCATATCCCGCGTAGGGACTAGTGAGCCATTCGAGCTTCAAGTTGCTCGTGGGCAAAT